AAATCATCTGGTAAGTAGAGTTGTTCTTAAAAGTATAGTTAGAACCAGTAGTAATAAGTGTAGCGGTTTTTAGCGCACATATAAAGTTACAGTAATTTACCAGCCATTTAGCTCCAACAACTTGACCCAAGATACTGAATCTATTATTTAGATAAACGTTTCCGCTACCATCCCCTGACGTTGCAAAGTAGCCTACATTTCTCTGAGTCAAAATTGCGGTTTGTGCAGGAGTAAGGTTTACGTTTGCTGTCCCGGTAGAGGGAACAAGGAAAGGGGAAGCGTCATAATCAAGTGTGTTTCCTACGGGAGTTCCGGTAGGATTAGAGTAAGAAAGTGCAAGTCCGATAGCCGAAAAAAGTTCGTTGAAAGAAGTAACGGCAGAGTAAGCTACCATTGCATCGTATCCAGAGGCCCTAATTAGAAGGTCAATAGTGCCGCCACCACCAGAGCCAGAAGCAAGCAAAATAAGAGGGTTAGAAGTTCCTACAAGTGTCTGGGTAAGAAGAGTATTGGCCGCTTGCTGAGAAGAAAGGTTAACAACGTCGTTGTTATATTGAGAGGTTTCAGTAGCTCCAAAGAATACCATCTTAAAGTAAGCAAGTGTTAAAAGAGCGGCGTGAGCCGAAGGGATGTCGTGAGTTACACCGTTATAAGGAACAACATAAACCGTAGAAGTTGAGTTGATCTGAAAGAAGTTTGTTAGCCAGCCGTAAAGTCTGGAGTTTGCTACTACATAAGTCGTGTAGTTAGAAGGGTTCATTGCGATAGGAGTATTAATAGCATACCCAGCAATGAGGTTTTATGGGGCATCAACTACTGAATCAACAAACAAACCAATCTGATAATAGTTTTGACCTGGAACAGTTTGGATTGTAATTAGAGTAGTATAACTAATGCCAGTCTGTGCTAATGATCCAACATAATCAGGTTGAGCCATTTTTTTCTCCTTTAATCTACGATTGTAACATAACCAGAAGCATTCAAAGTAACTATTCCACTAGGAAGATTAACTTGATTCAAAATACTTTGAGTACTAGGAATCTCTAACAGCCATTCAATTTCAAACTCACTATTATAAGCAAAAACAGTGTTTGCACCATCTTGCGCAAAATCAGATGGAAAGTATTCACCAAGTCCAGCAGGGAGGAATGCCATTCCTGACGCGCTAAGAAATTGTAGCAAATCATTCCTAAGACCCCAATGGGTCATAGATTGCACTCCGTATTCTGCAAGCGTTCCTACCAATTGAACTTTAATTGAAGTAACCATAACAGCGGTCGGGACACTTCCTGTTCCATCTGTAAGTACATCGTAAAAAGACTCGGTAACTCTGCGAGTTCTTCCCATTTGGAAAGCGCACCAAGTATCTACCTTCAAAGTTTCCGGCATATTGTCAATGACATTAAACCAGTTGCCTTGCTTAGGTATAACGTAAGTTGGTGACATTGAGAAACCTTGTGACAGTAATGATTGAACAAAACTCTGAGTTAACATAGTTTATTGATAGTTAGAACTACCGTCCCCCAAATTACTAGGCACTGTTCCTTGTCCATCACTTCCAACTAGTCTTTCGATTTCGTACTCTGTAAATCCTCCCATAGTAGGCCAGTCATTTGATGCTACAATTCTATATACTGTATTTTGCCAGCTAATAAACCAACCAGGATCAAAAACTTCTCTAGCCCATAGAACGTACTTCTGATAATTAATAAGGTTTCCCATAGCATCTTTAACGCTAGATTCGTCGTTATGAAAAACTCCCCTATAAGTACCTTGTGGAGCAAATCCAGACACTTGTGTATAAATACCAGAAAGCGGTGCCTGAAAGTTTGCATCAATTCCGTTATAGCCGCTTGCCACAAGTGGAATATAATTATCAGAAATCTGAGGGGTCATGAAGAAGTAATTAAACGTCTGCATGGCTTCTGGAAATGCTAATAAATTATCTCCATATATGGAGTTAACAGCTATCAATTATCTATCCTTTATCTAACCTATTAGTAACAACAAATTCAATACTATCAACCATTCCGCCAGAATCAACCAGTGGAATAGATGGATAACCCTTATCCTCTTGAACAACTGGGGAGTTTGGTAGCGCAGAGGCTCCATGCTTTCCTGTAGTATAGGGGTCGTCCATGACAAATGCTCTAACGCAATCTACAATTAACTGGCCAAGAGAATCGACATCAGGTATTCCATTTTTGAAAAACTGTATCCAATATTTTTCTATCTCTTCTTTAATCAAAGGTTGAAATGTTCTAAATCCATCGTTTAAAAAATCTCTGGCTGGAATCTTTTTTAGCTTAATCCATTCTCCTCTAGGGGACTTGTAAGCTGGAGGGTCATAAGCCCCTTCACTCAAAGTCTTTGCAATATCGGAATAACCATTACCCTTTGGAAAACCCCAGTAAATTGTAGTGCTACGGCGCGATAATTGGAGTAGCTGACGTTCTACCAGTGAAGTGTTATGGCTTCCCCATTCACCAGAATACTCGAATTTCACATCGGTCCTCCGCCACCGGTACCGCGAGGCAGTCCTGCCCCAGAGTTTCCAAAGATTCCAAAACGGTCCGGGGAACCTGCCCAAATCTGCAAAACTTGATTTCCAAAAAAATTGGTATTAAGAAACTCCATTCCAGGTTGAACATCGGATTGACGGAAAGTTAAGGAAACTCCCTTTGTACCTCCTATTGTTTTGGAGTTCATCGGGAATCCGTTTGAAATAACACCAGTTACAGCGCTAGGATTAGAGTCTGCCAAATACCAGCCAACCATAAGATGCTCAATCATTGTCTGTTTTGCTACCTGTTGAGTGGGTGGCAACTGACTGAACAAACTAAAGATACCAGGATAAACCGCATCAATGTAAGTAATTCCATTCTGTATAGAAGTATCATTAAGAGTGGGGAAATTTTGCCTATACATGAAATTTTGCGGAGTTACGTACAACTTATTATCCTTTAAACTACGCCAGCATCTTTCAATTTCTGTTTCAATTCTTCAATCTCGTTATCTTTAGCAATGATCTGTTGACGATTAACTTCCTTTTCACCCTCAAGATTTCTCAACAGTCCAGCGTTTTGTGAAGCAAGCTCCATTGCGCTATAAAAAGTCTTAGGAATCTCTTCAATAATGGATACAACATTTCTCTTCATTAGAACTTTGATTTGCTCAAAGCTCATAATATATTCAAAATCTTGATCATTATCAATGATCGAAATATTCTTGTTATTATGAGCGCGTCCTCTAAGAATCCACTTATAAGGCTGATTATTTTCAGGATCAATTCGTAGCTTCCAAGTAACTATTCCATCAACTTCTACTTTGTCGGCCAAATTAAATTCATGATCGTAGTTATCCATAGAACGAAGAAAATGCTGTGACATAATAAACTCCAAATCCAATTAATAACTCCCTAGATAATTCTAGGGAGTGTGAAGTAATCTAATTAGGTAGTAGAAGTCAAAATACCGAATCCAGAATATGCGGCCACAATAGGGGTATAAGGAATGTACAATCCGGCGTAGCGGGAAAGCATCTTATACTGAGTCTGGTAAGCACCGGGAGTTGCCGGGTACATATATTTCTGCAACGGGATACCTGCAATAATAGTGTCCTGATCTTCATCAGGAATACCGCCAGGAATCGAAGGGGCAAGAATAACCATATAGTCGAATGTGTTAGCATTCCAAATATTGGTTACTCCGTTAACGGAAGCGGAAAGAAGTGGTTCTGGGATAATCTCAATCTTAGGAGTTTTATCGTTAGGATTAGCTCCTGAAATAAAGTTATCAACAAGTGCTTGCAATGCCGAAGAAGGATTGTAAGTAGTAGAATAGGGCATCTGACCAAGCAAGTTATAAGCCAAAGGAGATACAAATATTTTGATGTCAGTAGGCTTATTCTGGTTAACGGTAAGAAACTGAACAACGGCCTGACCCAAGTTATTGTAAGCCTCAGAACCGGGTGTGGCGGCAGTATTAATCTTAATATAGTTAAGAGATTTCTGAGTACCAAAACCGGAAGAACCCCAAGCCACAATCGGGTTAGCGTTAAGAATGCCGGTAGTACCAGAAGCGGTATTTCCGTACCAAATCAAAACGTCTCGGAACATATCCATGACCCAAGAAGCATACTTAATTTTAGCACTAAGAACTTGTCCACCAAAAGGAGCGGTATCACCGTATTGAGTACGGGCCTTTTCCTCAACAGTAAGACGGTAAGTTGCTTCAAAATTAAGTACCGCGTTACTCATAGCATCAGCCTGAGCATCAACATCGAAAGTATCGTTGTTGTTAAAAGCTCCTGCACCACTCATGGTAGCAAATCCACCGCCAAAAGAGATAAGTGGAAGGTTAAGGGAAGAAGCGAAAGGATTGTTACCAGTAACTACCTTAACAGCTTGCATAGCCTTAGAGTAACCAAGAACTTGATAGAAGGGCTTAGCAATCCATCCCATAGAAGCGGGAGCAAAAAGCTGTGCGTTAATCAAGTTAATAGCGTCGGTAGTTCTACCGTCAGAAATAAGGCGGGCAGAATCTCCAACAAACTTATTGGTCTTTTTATCAACAGCATCATAGATGATGTCGAGTTTACCAGTTTTGCGATTCCACTTGTAACCCATAACAGCTTTTTCAGGATTAGCTTTAGCGGCATCCATAACTGCCTGAGTTCTACCAATTTCTTCACCAATAAACATCCTGTCAACGTGCATGGGGAAGTGTGGAGCATGAGCATCAATCTCATATTCCTCAGCACCTTTAGGTGTTACCGAGGCTCCAATTTTAAATTCAACAGCATCTTTAACACGACCAAATCCATTGGAATCCATAGACCCTTTAGCTTGACCATGATTAAGAGACTCTTGAAATTGTTCAGCGAAATCAGCCATTGAAGGCGCAGCATCAATTCTCATTATGTTTCTCCTTTTTTACGCTTTATTAATACAACTGAATGTACAACAAAACGCCTCCTACTGAGCTAGACCCAAGAAGAGGATCAATGTCAACAAATTTAATAGCGTTAACACCGTCAGCATTCTTAATCAAAGAATATCCTGGTGCAGGAACGGTGGTACCGGAAGGAGCGAATTCAATCCAACCAGAAGCGTTATTAATAATAGGAACGCAACCAAGAGAAGGGGTGGTAAGTGAACCAGAGGCAAGGGAAAGCCAACTAGAGAGACGGAAATATCCGCGAACCATAACGGTAGCAGGAAGCCCGAGTCCGTAGCCGTTATTTTTCATCGGTTCGTTGTAGAGGATAGATTCATCCACCATCAAAATACCACGAGGAATATAGGCAGAACCAAAACCACCGGGAACACCAAGAACAAACTGATCCCCCGTAGTGGCCTTAGCTGTAACAAGCTGTCCAAATGGGCCAACAACTACGTTAGCATTGTTAGCATCATTAGGGTCAAGAAAACCGCCCAAAGTCATGTAAGAATCTTTAGGCCCTGCGGGATAACCGTTAATAGAAACGTTACCCTTAAACGCAAGCGCAGACTGGGGCCATTGTGACGAAGAAAATTGAGTGGCCATTATTTACTCTCCTTATTTTTCGCAAATCCATTACGAATCTGTGAACCAATTTCAAATGGGTCAATTGAATCAACCACTCTTTTAGAGTCAGTAATTCTAACAGTAATATCATGGTCTGCGGCACGGGCGGGAGCCTGTGGTGTAGTGGTCAAAGTAGAGCCGTCTTGCTTAACGGTAAGTGGCTCAATTACGTCATGGCCCTCTTCGGCAGTCTGCGTAGCCGGGGCATCTTGCGCCATATCAGACTCTACAGAATCTTCGGCTTTATCAGCTTCCTCGTCTTTCTTCAATCCCTCTTCAATCTCAGAATGAGCGGAGTTTTCTTTTTCACTAAGCCCTGCGTCAGTAGCCTCTTTATCAGGCATTGCTTCATCGGAAGCAATGTCGGTTTCAATACCATCTTCTGCCTGAGAAGTTTCAGGCATATCGTCTTTAGTATATCCTAGAGGATAAAAAGAGTCGAAAGATTTACCGCTAACCCGATGTTGCAAAAGTCTGTGAGTTTCTTTCAACAGATAGTCTTTTTGTTCATCGGTAAATTTTTCAACACTTTTAGGAATGGAGTCAAGAACCTTATCGGTCTTACTAAACATTCCCTTGAGAGTTTTCTGAATAAAACCTAGAACTGATTTCTCGTCCATATCAGTCTCCTTTGTTTGTTCAAATTTCTTATCTAAAATTGCGGCATCTTTTCCGCCACGACCTTGCGGTGTAACGGCAAGATGATTTACTTCATTAACCTTAGTCATTAAAATTTGGTATTCAGTACCATTCTTATCTGTTCCACGTTTCCATGAAAAATCAGCGGCATACCCTGGAGACACTTCCTTAATTCCATGATCGTAAGCAGAGTGTCCGTCTTCTTGAACAATATTTAAGGTAGAATTAACAGTTACTTCACCGTCAGCTTCAAGAAGTCTAATTTCAGATGAATCACCGGTCCAGCCAATCCATCCAGTCTTTTCATCCCTAATGTTCTCAGCGGTAACAAAGTCTTCTGGATGCTCAAGAGTTAACGGAAGTCCTGTAAACAATTTAAGGGCATCTTTAAGAACTTCTGGCGGCCTGTAAACATTAAAAATTGTACGAGAAGAATATTCATCAGGAATATTAAGTGAATCTCCAAACAGTCCTGAAAGTTCGCTACGGTGGTACTGATAAATACCGCTCTTAGCGATAGCAACATTTTTATGCTTTTTTCCAAGGGCATCATCTTTGACCAATAATGAAACATCCATAGTCAACTGTACTCCGTCGATAAAGCCAAAAGAATTTCTATGCCCTCAGTAGTAAGTCTATACCCTGGAAAGGTTTTTGTCAAGATTGTTGACCATTTTCTCTAGAGATTCTATCAGCTTCTAGGGCATCCTCTACACCTGTCGCGCCGCGTTCCTTTAGAAGTGTTTCAAGAGTTTTGACAACTTCGTTCTTTTGAATTGATGGATCATAAGCAATTAAAACTTCTTGTGGAACTTCAAAAGCATTAAGTTTTAAGTCCTCCATTGGTTGAAAGATTTTAGCATAAGCAAACTCATTAGCAAGATAGTTAATGAGTCTGTTATAAATATCCGCCCTAATGCAAACGTACTTAGATTCCAATTCTTGTAAATCCATTTATTTCTTCCCTTTACCAGCGGCTTTACGCACACTAGATTTTTGATCGTTTTTGCTACCAGGAGTTAAAGAAGACTTTCCGGGAGTTGCACTTCCTGTTGGCTTTTTAGCGCCTCCCATTCCAAATAGTCCGGTTTTTTGGCTAGAAGCTTTTCTATCTTTTTCCTCCTTTTTATCAGCTTCCGCTTGACCCTCAGTAAGTAATTTAATAATCTCGTCATCAATTTGAACACCTGAAATAAACTTACCAGCAATTTTACCAGAAATATCAGCAGGTATTCCGGCACCAGAACCAATTTGAAGCATGTTAAAGAAATTCATACCCAGGCTTGCTTTCTGGTCATTAGTGATAATAGTGTTGGAATCAAGGCAAAGTCTTAGTGTACGGATTTTATCTTTCTTAGAAGCTCCAAAATAGTCCAGTCCAAGAGTATAGATAAGTGGATCACACTGAATACAAAAGGTATTAGAGATTTGCTTAAAGGCTTCGGACTGCTTTAGAGTTACGTCTTCAAGATTGTCGCTAAATCCCTTAGATTGGGTATGGAAAATAGAAGACTCAGGAATGGTTGATTCGGCTCCAATGTTTTCTCTAAGTAATCTAACAAGCTCGTCATATCCAGTGTAGTTTCTTTCAAGTGTCTTAATCTCCCCATAAGAATTAAAGGTCTTTGGATGAGTAACATCCCAAAGGGCTAATTGTGCGCTATTAGCTTCTGCCCATTCCTCAAACACCTGTGGGCCAGAAGCAAAGATAATAGGGTCAGCAGGGATGTGCTGATACACGAGTGAAATCTGCTGGCCCATAACAGGAATAGATGACATCATGATATTATAAGACAGAACTGACTTCATCCAACTTTCAAGGTCAGACACCCCCCAACCGATTTGGACAATAGCCCCCCAAAATGGAAGCTCATTGATACGGATAATTGCCATGCGCTCGGTAGCAACTTCTACACCAGCCATAGGGATATAGAAATAAGGGGGGTAGAAATAATCTTGATGCTCAATATTGGTATCTGGAATCATAACTAGATTCCATCTATCCGCCGTCCAGAAACGGTCAATCTCTTTTTTACCAAGAGGTCCCATCATTGAAAGATTGCGTGAGTAGTTCACAAGATTATTGTCTTGCTTAAAGTGCGGGATAATCGCGGACCCGCCATAGATAAGAGAATCGCGCAAGCCCTTTTTGAGGGCCGATTCAAGTCCAAGTTTGTGATAGTGCTTTTTGAATTCTTTAAGCTCTTTTGCCGTAAAGTCACCTTCAAAGTAATAGCCATTAATAAAAGGACCATTAACCTTTTTATCAATAATAACTTTTGGGATACCTCCAGAAGCATAATAGGCGGTAGCTTGCTGTGGGGAAATTTGAATAGGAATATCTGCTGTGTTGTAAAACCCTGGGTCAGAAGAAGTTCCAATACCAGTTTGTGAGTTAAACCAAGAGTCAATGATTTTTACTACCTCACCCTTAGAATTCATGTTATCACGGACCGCGTGAGAAACCTGCAAAAACTCAGTAGCTTTTTTACGAATAGATGCCGAATAATCTTCTACGTTAGTAGAAACGTAATCTTTAGGAAGCATATCTTTGTAATATTCATACAATTCTTTTTGTATTTTTTGAACCGAATCAAATGAGTGTGATACTGGTGATATTTTCTCATCTTGAACTCTGATTCCAAGTGCATTCCTTTTTATTGGTATAGAATGCGCCACATCAAGTTCACCAGAATCTCTGGCAATAATTTTGTAAACATTTTGTAGGTGTTCATTTAATCCTGAGAACTTATCTTGAGTAATCAGATCGGTGTATTTCATATTATTTTCCTTATGCGGCAGTAGAACCAATTCTAATTTTTTGAGCTTGATTCATTTTCTTAGCAATTTCAGCAATATCTCTGTAATCCAAATCACTCATTACAATACGAAATAAAACATATTCAAGAGCGTCGCATACGTGGTCAGGTGATTTTTCACCCCTTCCTTTCTGCGGTTCCCCCTTATCATCAAATTGTCTAACCTTTAGAGACATATCAAGATGTTCATTTTTACCATTATCTATAACAAAAAGACGACCGGACTTAAACATCTTATTTACACAGAAGATTCTTTCAATAACTGACGGATTATGCCCTGAGAGTCTCGGCTGAATTCCATTAGCTCGTATTTCTTTGATATAAAGATTGATAATTTCTTCTGCCGAAGCGTCAGGGAACCATTCAATTGGGTTTGTCGGATATGCTTGGCGCATTTGTAACGGAGCGGAACCAAGAGACTCGAAGTTAAATGTCCTGTGAATAAAAAGTTTACCTTCTCGCTTAAATAAAGATACTCCCCAACAAAAACCAATATTTTTATCCTGTCCAATAAAGATAGTTTCGTCGGGTCCTGGTTCAAACTCACTCCATGCACATTCTTTTCCATTGTAATCTCCATATACCCGACCGGTAGAAAGGTTAACAAACTTTCCTTCCAGAAATGCTTCTTTTTCATTCTCATTATATAATGACTCAAGGTCTTTCAAGTAGCTAGGTGATAAAGATGTGTTATCTCTAGTGTGTCCTCGCATCAAAACAAAAGGCTTTTTCTTTTTCTTCAATTCCTCAGTGATTTGATAGCAACCCTTATAACCCTGGGCGGTAGTAGCAAAACAAGCAAAAGCAGAACGACCTCCAGGAAGGCGCACTCTAGTGCGTTCATGAATAGCGGTAAACGCCATAAGCGCTTTATCCTGGGGAAGCTCATCAATTTCATCACATATAAATATAGAGAAGTTATAAGCATATATGTTCCCCGGATTTTCTACTGGAATTACTTGAAAGCTAATTGTTCCAATGCGAATTATATTTTGCTGTTTATCATAAGAATAAATAGACCCAGACATTTTTAAGATTCTTTCTAGGTCAACCCAAATCGTCTTACGGAATAGGGAAATTGTTACACTACCTAAGCCAACCGTAATTTCATGTCCGTCGAATTGATTTACTATATTTAAAATTAGTAAAACAATGCTGAAAGATTTGCCACATCCATACCCACCAATTAAGAAGAAATCATTTACCCTATCATATTCTTCCATAAAAGGAGCGAAAGCAAATTGACGCTGGTGCCGAAAAGGTTTAATCTCGCTTTCTACCTCAAGAGTTGAGGACATTATCCTTGCTTCCTAATACCTGTCAATTTCTTAATCAAAAATGTGTTTAGTTTTTCGTCATCAAGTTCGTTGGTAATTGTGAATTTATCTTTCCTAAGATCGTTAACAGTCAAATCTGCCCCGGTTTTTCCAAACATTTTTTGCAGATAATTATCGGCGTTTCCGTATTCAAGACTACGAGTGGTTCTACATTGAGCCATCATGATCTTCTCAAATTCTCTGATTTCAGAAGTCGTTAGATTAAATACTCTAACTTTGCATTTAGGTTTCAATACATTAAATCGGTGATAGGTTGACCCATACTTTCCTTTGTAGCTTTCAATGAAAGTTACTCTATTTGCATTGAACATAAACTCTTCGTTTTTATTCATCTTATAGATTTGATCGTTAACTTCTACTTCAATAAACTCGTTTTCTAGTGTGATATGTTTAGACTTACGAGCAACTGCGGCATTTTGAGCCCTAATAATAGCAAACTCTTCTGGAGTGTGTTTAGCCCTACCCATTATTCCACCTCTTCTTCTTCGACAAACTCACCCTCGAAAAACTCCATGTTATCAGACTTAATAGAGGCAGGATCGGCAAGGTTGGGGGTCGATTGAAAATTGATATTAATTGCAATACGGGAATTAACATCCAATTCTTCACTGTAGTTACCGGAGATTTTAGCAAGGAATTCTAGCGCCTTATATTGAGTAGCGCCATCGTCCATAAAATGCTCGTTACCATCTTTGTCCAGTATTTTCTTTTTAGCCTTTAGTAAACGCCTAGCGTGTTCAGTAATGGAAACTACGTCCACTCCCATAAGGGCTATAATGTTACGCACTCCACCCATTTTATTCTCAATCATTTTCCAGCGGGATTGCGCTTTAAGACGGGCTACGTTTTGTTCTGACTTATCTAGGGTTTCCCAATCTAGTGAAAGAACTGACTCACAGTAGCTTTTAGTCTTATTCTTGGAGTCGGAATACATATAGGCAATAAGAAAGGCTTTATCCTCTGTGGATAGGAATTGGAACCCTTGATCCTTTTTTAGAGAAAGCCCCCCGTTAAATTCTTCATTCACTGCGTCAGCGGTTTTCAAGAATACGTTCTTGTAAGACTTCTCAGGAACTCCGCTTGGATATTTTTTATCTGGTAGCATGTTCGACCTTTATAAATTGAACGCCTACAGAACTTGTAAACGCACAATTATTTATGTTTGCTTTCTTGAGGCAGTTTCCTATAATTTCCCAACCAAGTTCAAATGTCATGCCAGGGCCAATAGAATCTCCAATTGCTATCCTAATAGAATCTTCTTCCTCTTTTGTGAACCCAAAGAATAAAACCGGAACACCGTTAATATTTTCTCTCATGATGTCCTATATAATAGCACCATTTCGGAAACTGTCAAGAGTAGTGCATATATTGTTGCAGTATTGGTAGTTGTAAGTGGTTGACCATAGGTGGTGGATTTCTAACGGTGTATAGAGCGGGATTTTTTAGGGGTGTCTAAATCCTCATGGACGGTATGGTTGGTTTTGATAGAATTATCGATATGGATAAGGGTGTAAATCGTGGTACTCTGGAATGGGGGGAACGGGGAGATGGAAGAAAGGGTCCTCCCTTTCTGACTGTCCAGACACCCCCGGTAGGGCGGTGACCTTTGGCCTTCCTCTCTCACTCGCCCATTTTATATCTATAAACCTATACTCAATACACGCTACTCTCCCTAGCACAAAAAAATACCCTATCTTTCGATAGGGTAAATTGGAACATTAGCTATGTTCAGTATTCAAACTGATAATAACCGTTCCACAATGCGCCGTGATGATACCATAAGAAATCTTTCTGATAGATTCTAGGCTTGCCAAAGTGTGCAAGTACGGCATTTAATCGGCTCTTAGTAGCTACGGTCTGATAACCGTGATCGCTCATTCTGATTTCCCTGCCGACCCTTGTGACGATAGTGTTACCGTGATAGCGCCAAGAAAGTACGCTAGTGTCAGCACGGATTACAATATCGTTTTTTCCAGACCGACCAGGATTATCATTAATCAATCTTGCGATTGATTCCTTTTCAACCTTCCTCATCTCATGCCGTCCTAAAATACCGGACATTCTGCCCGATGCTTACTTTGGCTATTTCCATAACGATTTTAGGTCCCGCTTTCACGGTGATAAAATCATCAATAGAATTGCCTCTGGACGATGCAATTTCGACGAATCGAGAATACACAATTGTCTTAGGGTTGAACCATTCGCGCCCAAGAGTGGGATTATCCCCATTCTCGGCGCGAAAGGCCACCTTTTCCTGTACCATGTCAGAAAAGGCGACAACCATGATTAATCGCTTTCCTTGTCAGCGCCGCCAAGGAACCCGAAAACCTGCCCCAAGACCGCCTCGACGATCTTAGTAGCTTGCTCTTCAGTGTAACCTTCGGCCTTCAATTCGGCCTTATAGTCGCTCTGAGCGCCGTCCAACAACTCCCCGATCTTCTGCTTAAAAGCAATCTTGCCGACCGACACGCTCAGAACTTTGGACGACTTGAAAGAAACTGCCATAATGATACCTCTTGTCCCTAGTAACACTAGGGGAATTAAAATTTTGCTTTCCCATACGGGAAGCATTTTTGATCTACTTATATAGTACCACGAAACCAAATTTTTGTAATAAACTTTGATTACTTACCCTTGCTAATGATCTTATCGAAAACATCGGCCAACTCTTTAACGCTTATTGTCTCGATTGTTGTCATAGTTGTACCTCTGTTTGATTTTCCACATAAGACACTCCGTTGATATACACTGTTAAGTATAGTAAATCCCTTTCCCTCCTGTAAAAGTCAATCCCATTTTTCAGTCCAGCCTGATTTATACCCGGAATGGAAATCATGCTCTTGAGCAATTTAATTATTTTGCACAATTCAATGTCTTTCTTTTCGTACTCTTGATTAGTCATAAAAATACCTCCGTTAAATTAAGAGTTCAGATAATGGGCGCACGGCCTGGCTCGCGCAAAGTACGGGCAAGCTGGTCGGTTGGCGCATTTCAAATAACTAAGTAACCTATATCAAATATACACCCTTAACGAAAGTCTGTCAAATAAAAAAGCTAAGAAAATGGATTTTTTTCAGATATTTTTGAAACTACTTAACATATGTTTCTGTCCTATCTAATGGCGCGTGCGCACGCGTAAAAGCAATTACCATGCCAATTCTAGTAAGTGAGTGTTAACTAACTTGAGATTATTTCTATGCATAAACCGTGCCAAAAAAAATTGGTTGATGGAATAGGTAAAAAAAGTGTCTAATAAATCATAGCATAAACCGTGCCAAAATAATCAGTGTTTTTTTATCGGTAAAGGATCAAGATTTATTTGTGGATATAATTTATCGGTATTTTTTATAGAGATTATTTTGGGCATATGCGCGCGAGGGATTTGTGGAGCGCCAAAGCCTTCCAAACCATACCAACAATAAACTATGTATAATAAACCTTACCTAAAATCGTTTCAACTGAAAGCATACAGTTTCATACAATGAAACGATGTAAATAGTTGTATGCGCAACTACTCATTGAGTGCATGATCATTTACTCATATACTACTTGCGATTGCAACTATCTTTATATTCAACTGTTTAATAATGCAACACTTGTGCATACAAATACAGGTTTGGCATGATTGCCATTGGCTCCATAATCCAAACCTGTATTATTATTTAAATTTAAATAACCCAACGTTGGGTTAGGGTATACCCACCCCCTCTCCCCCATATCTTAGGGCTTCCTCTCTTCCTCCTTGCTAGACCGTCCACTAGAGTGAGAAGAGCTACCTGTTGGCCTTCCTCCCTTCTCCCCATTCTGTTTGGCGGCCCTAGCCTTGCTTTCAGTCTTAGCAGACCCTAGAATCTTTCCTGCCTGACTTCTCGAACTACTTCCTTCTGGCATTTTATGCCTCCTTTATCCAATATCTCTATAAAAACATGAGTCAACTGAGTCAACTGAGTCATCTATGAGTCAACTCAAAAACGACCTATTTCCTTTCCCCATATAGACTTGCAGGGGGGGATGAGTCATGTACCATCTTTCTCTATACTCTCCATCCCTACAGTATCCATGGTATATTATGGTATCTAATACTATCATAAATCTATTAAAATGATGACTCATATGACTCATATATTGAATAACTCCATACCGAACCACGATTTACTAATGAGTCAACCCCTCAAAAAGATGACTCATAGTTGACTCATAACCCCAAAAAGATGACTCATACTGGTCGATCCTCATGAACCTTCCCCTCGAATACGTGGGCGACCTGCATAGAATCCTTTTCATAATCGGTATAAAGTTTTGGCATTAAGAATCCGTCACCATACATAGTATGTTTCCATTTGAACCCCATTCTACGCAATGCCCTAGCTAATCCATTCGCTACTTGTTTTGTAGGATTCTTATATCCTAGTTCTTCTGCTATCTGAGCTACTTTTAAGTGCCTTAATAAATCATCTTCAAAAGATAGTTCAGATATTTTATAGTTAGTCTCGATTGAATCTTGATATGGATCAGTTTCCTTAAACTTCTTATTAGACTCAATTAGCAATTCTCTCTCTTTATCATCAAGCCACCAATCCTCTCCTTTATCATACCAAGTTCTAACTTGTAGCCAAAATTGTTTTGCATTAAACAGTTTAGCCTTATCAAGTAATATCTTAGATACACTAACAATAAGAAATCTTGTACCTTCACCCTGATCTGTTAATACAATTGGATCATTAACAGTGGCAAGAAACATAGAACGTCTTTGATATGTTTCTTCCC